CTAATCGTGAGTAGACACTAGGGCGTCGTGAACTGCGGCGTTTCTAAGAAGTAGGCTGCGACCTTCTTCGATAAGTCCGACGCTTTCTCTGAGAAGTTTTTCGCATCGGGCAACTGCTGCCTGCTCAGCGTTACAGGCAGCGGCGCTGGCTTTTCGCAGACGACTTTCATATGCCCTGCGCATCCTGTCAGTATCACTGCGAATACGCTCAATGTCAACATCAGCAGCAACGACTTGATCCACCGCGGAAACCAGTTTTGCATAATCTTTTCTCCCCTGCTCAGCACGCGCTACGGCGGCTTCGAGCTGATACGACTTGAGAGCCGCATCCCCGCGCGCAGAAGCGAGCTGATAGCCCGCCGAAAACACCACGAATACAAGCATCGTGACAGCGGCATATTTCAACCAATTTGTCATTTAAGAGCATCCCATCATGACTTCACTGCTTGGGCAATTTGAATTAAATAGTTGATAAGCGCCACAAGCCCCGCAACACCAATCACAGCCGTAGCGAAGCCGCTCGCGAAACCTTTCCAGAACGTGATCGTTTTATCGAGTTTCATCAGTTGCTCTTTGGATTTCATGTAAAATATTCCTAAGTCTCTTGTTTAAGATGCAAAAAGCCGCACGGAAGGCGATCCGCGCGGCTTTTCTTTTAGGTGCTCATAGGGCGCTATGAGCAAATTGAATAAATACCTATTTAGGGTTATACAAAGTACATCTTGACGTTTATTGTCGGATGTGCCAGCCCTTGATTGGATTGGCATAGCAGGTGTGATGCTTCCGCCCCGATTCATAAGAGCTGAAAAGCTTCCAGCCGAGCGAAACTCGCACGCAGCACGGACGCCTCAACAAGCGATAGTGCTTTACGTAATACCAGTGAAAAGCAACAAGCTTCGAGCCGCGGTACACGCGCCGATAACACGTGCCGCTAATGCCGCTTTGATCGCCGGCAGATTCATCACCTTCGACGATCCAGCTGTCCGTCGGCAAGACATCAACGCCAAGAACGTCGATGCCGAAACCGTAAGCGACATTTCGCAAGAACCACGCAAGCCTGCGCAGATAAGTCCAGATACCGCCCGATCGAGGCCATCGTTCCAAATGCCCTGCATCACCGTCGCAGGTGTTGTCCGGCGTCTGGAACCACCAAAGCCACCGAGGCAAATAGCCGTTTTCTTGCACAAAAAAGGGGAGAACCGGTGCTACCAGTCTCCCTACGATCGCCATCAGCAGATCCAGCGGTATTCGTACCGCCCACTTGAATACACAACTAAGCATCAGTACCCCCGCAAAAAGTATTCGCGTTCTTCGCGTCGGCGCTTGACTAGTCCAGCAAGCTCTTTGCCGCCCGCTTTTGTCCAGTCCAAAAACTCGTCGGCGGCGCCCTCTTCATCTCCTTCATTCAGCTTGCGCAGAAGCTTAGACATCGATACAGCCCGAACGCCGACATTGAAAGCAAGTGACATCAGAGCTATAAACTGCCCGCTCGTCACTGAAACATTGAGGTACTCGATCAGTCGGTTTTGCACGTCTTGCAGATCAGAAGCTAAGACTTGACGCGCATTTTCCATATCAATTTGATCGTCTGGATGAACACCGCCGGTGTGTCCGTAGCCAATCGTCCAAACTCCCGCAGGGCACAGATATGCCTTGCCGCGAAAACCCTCATGTTCAATTACGAGAGGCACGGCAAGATCAGGGGGATACTCCCCAAAGTTCTTTTTCATTTTTTATCCTTATGGTCATCTTGGGGGTCGTCATTCAGACCAATGCCGTCAAGCTTTGAGTCGACGGCGTTTTCAAGGCGCTTCTCAAGCGACAAGAAAAGTTTCTTGAGGACTGGAGGCAGTGCATCTCCGAAACCCGCCCGCTCGATGTTTTCGACGATCGAGCCGAATTCGCCGCATGCATAAGCGCAGAGCGTGACGCTCTGAAACACAGGCATGTCGTGCAAGATGTACCAAAACGACACATCAAGACCGTGAGCAAGGATGATGATCGCGAAGGCAAGACCTTTCTTAACCATCCCGAAACTCAAGCGCTTAGATGACCATGTGCCGGTTTTTATGGCCGCCCAGATGCCTGTGATTAAGTCGGCGATTACGAAGATGAGGAACCACCAGACGAGAGGCGCTACCGACTGCAAAGTGGTGCTGTAGATCAAGCCGATCCACCCACCAAGCACAGCGAGCGCTCCCTCAACTCCCCTTGGTAGGAGATCGTGCAAAGGCATCACATCACCCCATAAGTTGAGCGACGTAAAAGCCAGCGGCGAATCCGACCACTGTCATGACGCCCGCAACGCTTCCCCAAAAGACGCGCATCTTGCGGCGCGTTTGCGTGTCCATTTGTGACTTTTGCGCATCAAGCCATGCCTCGGCCTTTTCAAGCGCAGCATCCTTGAGCTCATCCGTCTTGATGCCTAGAGCCTCAAGCATCTTCTTGATTTCTTCGATCGTCATATCAGGGATCTCCCAAATAAAAAAAGCTCGTAGTAAACGAGCTTTTGATTTACGCTACGCGGACAGAGTTGTTGACCCCCTCATCCACGTAGGTAGCTATGAAATTGAAAATGATCCTGCTTGCCGCAGGAGCTGTATTTGTGGCCGCGAACGTTCAAGCGAAGCCTTTGCAATACACCAATGTTGAACAAAACGTTGTCATGTCGGTCGTCGCCGATGATTACGAAACGTTTATGAGAGGAGGGAACTCCTTTATTGCAGACGCCTACTTCCGTCAGCTCGGCTCAGAGGGTGAAGTGATCGTCACGCAACCTGTATCGCTTGATCGTGAGTTCCAAGAAAACGAGGTTCGTGCATCCAAGACATATAAGAAAGCGCCCGTTCTTCTTGAATATTCAAAAATCGAATCGATCAACTTGGATGCGTTTGGACGCCCTTACCTCACGCTGTTTTTTTATGACCAATTTCGCCAGCCTCAAGCGATTTTTGTAAAGGGTGAGCAAGGTGAAAATGATGCTGCCAACTTGCAACGTGGGCAAAACGTCGTTCTGGCTTGCGTTGGTGTGAAATACGTGATGCGAACGCTCATACTTGATAATTGTCGTATCGCAGAAAATGTTGCGGCTGAGTACGCAAAAAAGGCCACCCTGATGGCCACAGGACGCGAGGACTTTGATGCGTTGATAGACAGTCTGTCCGCGAAGGGCATTACTAGAAAGATGGCTAGGTGGCTTATCCCCATCATGTCCATTCGAATTTCTGAAGCTCTCTCCGAAGAGGAACGGAAGGCTTGCAACTCTTCACCTGAAGAGTGCCTCAAGATTGTTAGAAATTCAAAGGAAAACGGCCTTCGCGAGCGCATAAAATCTGACGCCGTTAAGCAAAAAGCTAAAATTCGGCTGCAAGAGCTCGGATGTGATACCGACTCGCTTAAGTAGACAAATTGATCCCGTTAAAGCCCGACAACCTGCCGGGCTTTTTCATGCCAACTCATCTCATACTCGGCGGCAACTGGCGCCGCTCAAGCTCGCTTTCGTAGCTTGTTCGGCAATGATCCTTATCAAACCATAGGATCGCATCTATAAGAATGCACGGCCATCGCCTAGAGCCATCTGCATAGTGACGCCAAGCGCGGCTCGAAAGCGTTTCGTCCGCGAACCCACACAAAAGAGTGTTCAGCACCTGATCCAACGCTATCAAAACCTGCTTCCAATAAGCCCAACTCATGCCGAAGCCGACTCGCTGAAGTCGACCGGATGAAACTTAATTTCGATGGCCTCAAGCTCATCTTTCGATGTTGCGGCGTTGATAGCGTCGCGTAGCTTCCACTTCTCCTGATAAGCCGCGTTGCCTGCGGCGATGATTTCGAGCTGAAGCGTCTTGAGATCTTCAAGCGAGACTTGATGGCCTTCGTTATTGGCATCCATAAAAATCAAACCAGTCTCACTGAACGTCGCGCTTGATTCAGCCTCTACAACAAGCCCGTTCACGTCCTGCATAGCGCGGCTGTCGCTGTCCGCCTCAAAGCCGAGCGAGCTAATCAACGTGGCATCGTCGTTGTACCAAGCGTTGAAAGCTGAATCGAGCTGCGCGGTCTTATCGGCCTTGACTTCTTCAAAGGTTTTTTCGGGGATCGCTTCTACAAACCACGAAAGATCATCGCCGCGTGAAACACGGTATTCAGTTGACCCCTCAGTAAGCGTCTGGAACAAATTCCGCAGCTCGTTGCACCGCTCGGTCTGCGATTCGTGCGAGACGACGCCGCACGCCACGCACTCGGCAGCGGTCGTCGGCTTCTTTTCGGCGGTCCAGCCCTTACGATCGTCATTGAGCTTGTAGAAGAAGTTCGCCGTATCTTCCGGCGCGGCAATGTCTACGCAGTGATCGGGCAATTCCACGCCTTCAAGCTCTTGAACAACAGTCATGTCTTCAAAATATCCATCTTCGTCAACCGACGGAATTTGCTTAAAAATTGAAGCCATGAATAACTCCTTAAAAAAAAATAGCGGCAATCCTGCCAAAAGAAAAAAGATTTACCGTGACGGATAGCCACGGCCTTTGCCTGCGGGTCTACCCGTCGGGCATTAAAAGTTGGTACTTGCGTCTGTCGTATGCAGGACGCGTTACCGACATCGCGCTTGGCCGATGGCCGGAGGTGACGCTTAAACAAGCGCGTCAAGAAGCTCGAAAGCGACGAAAAGCGCTCGGACTTGAGCCTCCGAAAGGCTATGTGCTCGCAGACGCCTTCAAGCTTTGGTGCAATCTCAAGCGAGGCCGGATCGTCTCTTACACAGACGAAAAGCGGAGATTGGAGCGATACATCATCAGGCCGATCGGCGGTCGTCAAATCGACGAAATCACCGCGCCTCTTGTCATTCACACAGTCAAAAGCATTGAGGCGGCAGGACATCAAGCAACGCTCAAGCGCGTGCTTATGCGCACCCGCGAAATCCTCGATTTGGCTGTGTGCGCTGGATACATTCAGCACAACCCAATCGATAGAGTCAGCCGCGTCTTTGCGGCGCCCATCGTCAAACCCATGCCGGCACCACCATGGCGCGAACTGCCGATTGTCATGGAGACGATGAAAGATGCCCCCGCGCGCATGCGCGTGCTCTTTCTTTTCTCACTCTGCTCGATGCTGCGACCGGGCGAAAATGCAAAGCTTCGCAAGTCGTGGATCGAGGCGGACGTGCTCACTATCCCAGCCATCGAGATGAAAAAAGGCCGAGCTCATCGCGTGCCGATCACGTCCTTCATGCAGACGCTCATTAACGCAGAACAGAGGCTCTCCCCGCACCCGCGCTCCGACTTCATCTTTGCCGCCAAGCAGGCGGGAAAGCACGTGAGCCCACAGGCGCTTGCAAAATACCTGCACTCCACCGAGCTTCGGGGCCACCTAGTAGCCCACGGCCTGCGCTCCATCGCACGGTCATGGCTCGCTGATCATGAAACGCCCTTCGAAGTCGCAGAGGCGTGTCTTTCGCATGTTTCCGGGACAGCTGTATCACGCGCATATCAGCGCAGTGACTACCTAGCCGCAAGAACGCTTGTAATGGCGCGCTGGAGCACTTTCGTAGAGGACTGTGCCCGAAAAGCCCGCCTGATTGACGGGCTCCTTGAGCCCGCGCGGCACGAGAGCTGATCCGCTCAATCGAGAAGCATGTGCCTAGCCCTAAGTTCAACAGCGTTAGAACGCAGGGCTAGAAACGCGCTTTTGATGACCGAATATCACCGGCTCTGCACAAATAAGCACTAGGTATCCCCTTGCTACGACAAACCATACAGGCGCTTTATATGGTACAGCTTTAGGTTCTGCCGACACGCACGGACAAGATGTCGGGGACCGGCTTTTTAGAGCACTCGCCCTTTCTGCCAGCCGATCTAACTCTACCTACGGTTCATCCTCTACTGTTCAACCGCCGAGCATGATGTTACTTCCATGCATCAAGCTTTAATGCACGGGAGAAGCGCGATTGCGGGTGGTTGGACGCTTGAAGAAGAACCGTACACTCTCGAAGAACGCGAAGAATTCAGCGTCACGCGCCCCCCGTCCCAAGCACCACCTTGATTAGATTTCAAGCCTATGCGTTCTTCCCCAGTAAATGCTCCAGTGCATTGCATCCCTGAAGTATTGCCGTGCTCAGTAAATGTTCCGCTGATATTCGGTATCGGTCTGTTATCATGCCCACGCGGTTGAGCGGCGAAACGGTTCGCTCGCCACCCTCCAACGCGGGGCGGCCTACAGAATTGGCGGCAAATGCCGCCATGACAGTGCCGCGTGGCACTGCCAATAAAGGCAAAGGCCCAATCCGCGCCAACGGAAAGGGCCTTAGCTTTTTTCTGGGAGGGTAGGCGATGACAGATCCAAAGTTCTCGCCAATCTCCGTAGAGATAGTAGCACGGTGCGGCAAGAAATTCTTCCGCGTCAAGGTTGCAATTTCGGTTGCAGCTTTGATTGTGCTCGTCTCGACGGTTAGTAAGTATCTTAGGTAACTAAGGGTCACTGAAGAAGGGGAGGCCTCGGCTTCCCCTTCGCCGTCCGAATATCACGGGTCAAATCAATAAATTACCTACGCCTTGGAGCGGCTTACTTTATGAACAAAATGGGGCGCTCAAGCCCGTTAATGTAGGTGATACGGCTTATAGCGGGCATGCAAACGGTTCAAATTACCGTTTGGAATTTGACGCTTCTTGGTCTAACGAAGCCTACGGCAACAGTACAACCGTTCAGCCCCCAGCGATGGCACTTCTGCCTTGCGTTAAATTTTGACGCAAGGCAACAAAGCGACAGCAGGTGGCTGAACCGACGAAGAAGAGCCGTAAACCGAAGATAACTTAGAAGCATTTAAGTACAGGTTGATGCCGTTTGCGGCGCCACCCCCTGGAGCTTGCGTTTCTCCTCTTCTGTACAAGGCTCCAGTATCAGCAATGCCGCCCCACCCTCTAGCCACATTGATACCGCCCGTGATATTCGGTAACCCAGCGGAATAGGTATTGCCTACCGATCCGGTCGAGGTCGTGCCCTCAATAAAGCGCCCGCTTAGGTTGGGCAATGTGAACGTCGTTGAGCCGTTGCCAGAGCCAAAATTTGTGCCAATAGCCGCGAACAAATTGGCGTAAGTGGTGCGGCTGACATTTGCGCCATTGCACAAAAGCCATCCGTCAGGAATCGACTTGACGCCGAAGAACATGATGGCGCCGGCGGGCACTCCGGTAGAGGCGCTCACCTTTTCATCTACGTACTGCTTCGTCGCGGGGTTTGCGTTGGCCGTCGGGGGCTGTACGGTCATCGTGCCCTGAACAGCCAACGCCCCCTTAATCGTGCCGCCGGAAAGTCCCAAGGCAGCAATATTCGCGAGCGCCTGCGCTTGCTGAGCGGCAGTCAGCGTCTGAGGCGTTAGCAGCACAACCTCATCTTGAAGCGCCAGTTTGGAGAAAAGCTGCTGCTTGAAGTAGGTCAGGCCAGCCAGATCGAGAAATGAAGCCATGAGACTTTTCTCCTAGAGATTAAGCAAAGAGAGCATCAATGTCGGCGGTGGCAACTGCCGTGACGGAGAACGAGCCGCCCAACGGATCCCACGTCGGCGTATCGCCGCTAGTGCGAGCGACGTTCGTGCCCGCGGGGTAGGTCTGACCATCGAGGTCAAACGCTGCTTCGACGTTGTACGTGTCGCCGACAGCCGCATCAGCCGGAAGATCAGCGAAGGCGGCAACCGTGCCCTTCCACGAAAGCACGCTAGTGAAGTCAGCCTTGAGCGCGTAGCCCGAAAGGTCGATGTTCACGCCCTTCGAGTTGATCGGGAGAGCGCTGCCATTGACGCTGACGGCTTCAATGACGTTTGCCTGAGCACCAGCTGCAATGCCTTCAAGCTTCGCAAAATCAGCCTTAGACATAAGGCCGTCAGCAGTAGCAGAAGCAAGGCCGTAGGTCGTGTCCTGAGCCGGAATGCCGAGAGCGGTAATGTCTGCTTTCGTGACAGCCGTAGCGGTCGAAACGGCGCCGGTTTCAGTGACGGTGATCTTGTACAGAGCGGCATCTTCATGAGCCGTATAGGTTGCAGGCTCATAGACGACAACTTCCGTACCGTTGATCTTGACGTTGCCGTTGGTCGTAGATTCTTCAACCTTCGTGGCGCCTGCGGCAATGCCGGCAAGCTTGGCGAAATCGGCCTTAGACATAAGACCGTCGGCGGTTTCGGTCGCGAGGGAGTAGACCGTGTCCGGAACCGTGAAGGTGCCGAGAACGGCGCCTGAGATGGCGCTGAGCGTTACTATCTTGCCGGCAATAGAAATGCTGCCTGCGGAGACGGCTTTAATTTTGGAGTCGTAGTGGGAAAGACCGGCAAGGTCAAGAAACTGTGTGGCCATAATTTTCTAATTCCTGGTCGTTAAAAAAGGTTGTCAATAAGATTTGTTTGGATTGCGGTGGGCTTGTCGGATTTGATCTTTACGATCTCCTCCGCGTTTTTGTCGACGCCCGCATCCGTTTGATTGAGTCGCTTTGCCGTGATGAGATCGCCGGGCTGCCAATTAACGGGATCGTAGGTGTCCTCGGGCACCTCCTCGTCCGTCACTGCCAATGCCTGCGCTCGCACTGCGGGCGTGGCGGCTTTGGTTGAAAGGCGCTTTAAGCTCCGCCTTTCAGGAGCCAGAAGGGTTCGAATGACGTTCACATTGCTTCTCTCCTCTCTTAGTTAAAGACTGAGTCAATTTCTTCTTCTGTCATTGGCGTGAACGATGAGGCGGCTTCTTCGGCTCGCTTTGCGGCATCCTCTGCATCCGTGGCGGATTGGGCCGCAGCTTCTTCTGATTTCCCGGCATTGGTTTCGGAAGTCTTGGCGGCGTCCTCACTCGACTCAGCAGCCTCCGCGGATTTCTCTGCCGCAGAAGCGGCGCTAGTGGCGGTTGTGGCCGATGTTTCTGCGCCCGAGGCACTTGCTTTGGCCTGCTCCGCGTACCATTTGGCGGAATATTCGTATCCATCAACGGTGTAATCGAGCGGCGCCGTTGGGTCGTCTGGGTCTTCCGTCCCGGTAGTCCATGTCGCCCACTTCTTCGCTAAGTCGGCGTTTGCAGACGACTGACTAGCGCTTGAGGCCGAGTCCTGCGCAGACGTTTTGGCGTTGTTTGCTTGAGTGGTGGCCTCATCTTTCAAAGTCGTCATGACATCGACGGCCGCCTCGGTATCTACAACCGCCTGCTGCGCAATTTGTTTTGCCTCGCTCGCGGTAGTTTGCGCATCGCTCGCAACGTTTACTGCGTGATTCGCTGCATCAAGCGCCGAACCGGCGGTAGTAACCGCGTCGGTTGACAACTCAAGAGCTGAATCTGCCGTGGTAACCGCGGCGTCGGCTGTCTTTATGGCTGTTTCGCTGTTTGCCTTCGCCTCATTTGCCGTTGATACCGCCGTTGCCGAATTCGACTCGGCAGTAGTGATTCGCTCATTCCACGAATTCACTACGGTGGTCAAAGAGGTCACCTGACTCAGAGCTGAATTGGCTGTATTGACTGCCGCGGAGGCCGCAGACTGCGCTGAGTCAGCGGTGGTGAGCGCCTGATTGGCAATTCTTAGTGCTTCTTCGGTATTTGCGACGATCTGGTACGTGTACTCTCCGACCTCGTTAATCGCATCTTCGGTCTGAGTCAGGACGCTTTGACCGTCAATTGTCCCGACTGAGTTCCGAACGTAATGGAACTGGAACTTTTTCGTATCAGCAGAGGCCATTTGCGCCCTCTAGGAAAATTGGTAATAAAAAAGGCCGATTTCTCGGCCTGTTTGAATCTTTTTTGTTGAGTGAGATTCCATCACACACCCACAGCGGCTCAACATCCTCGGCAGGGGGCCACACTCACACGCGCGGGACAATGGATATCACTGGTTCCTTCCCCGTTGACGATCACAAAATCAGTTACGTCGAAGGCGCGTTTTATTCAAACGGAACATGCCCAAACAGTGACAATCGAGACTCAGAAAATGCTTCGTTCAAATGCTCTTTCAGCGCCGCTCGAAAGTGGACAGGTTCAACCAGTTCGGCAGGATCGCACTCACACACGATGTCGCTAAACAACACCGGTGGCGGCAAAGGGCACTCACATTCGCTTGATGGCGCCTCACACTCACATGCAATCGATCTGCCGCTGCCGCCGTTTTTCAAGCTCGCATATTTCGTGAAGTTGCCCGAGTAATCATTCGGGGAGCTTTACAAAGAAGGCCAGCTTAAAAAAGGGAGGGAGAGGCAAGGTGATCTTGTGGCTATGCGATTCACCTGTAAGGGAGTGCGTATGCCCCTTGCCTCCTCCTGTTGCATCGAGGGACAACGAGTGCGTATGCGACCCCGTTGAGTTGGTTGATCCGGTCCAAGTACGCGACGCATCAAACGAAATGTTGTAGTCAGAAAAGCCGCCTTTGCCGCCTGACGACATCCCGTCTCGGTAAAACGCCCCTTCGGCACCCGGATAGGCATCTTCTTCGTTGCATCCCAAAATTTTGCCGGTGATATTCATGGTCCCGCGATTATGAGAATGCGAGCCGGCGCTGCCCGTAGCGCCCGAATGGGTGTGTGATGGAATCTGTTCAACTGACAGAATCGTTTCTCCGACCGTACCGGCAATTTTCGCCTCAGCAGTCGTGACGTTTTGGGAGCCTCCTGTTGCACCGGATTCATCGACGGTTGACGGCAAAATGAACTTTCCTACGAGGTTCGGAACGGTACCGCCCAAACCATCATCGCCGCCGTCACACAGCACATAGCGCTCATCTGCAACGCTCTCCCCCCACGGAATCAAGCGGCGCCCATCAGAACCGCCCAGCTTGCAGTTGTAGAAGGGAGTGATCTGCCCCGCGATTACGCTGGGAGCATCCATGTTTTTCCACACGGTTTTATCACTGCCGGGTGCTACTGCGGTGGTGCTGGGCCCATTGGCCACAAGGCACCTAAACTTTTGAGAACCCTGAAAAACTTCGTTGCCGGGCTCATAGTCAAGCACAGCGGAATATTTCATGATGCCGCCCTGTTGGAACCAGAGCAGGTAGGACGACAAAAGTTTCAGAACGCCGTTGAAATCTGCGCGCTTTGGCGGAATGCCGCCTTCGCCCAAAGGCAGCTGAGTCACCATCTGCCAGCCCTTTTCTTGAGAAAAGCGGCCGGTGCCCGCCTCTTGCGCCAAGCGCGGCGGAATCACTGCTTCATCGTCACCCAACTCTGCGGCCAAAAGTGAATAAAGCATGTACGGCGGGTAATTCGTAGCCATTTCTTAGCCTTTTCAAATACGAAAACCCCGCCAACATCGCTGTCAGCGGGGTTCAATCATTGTTTTTTGTGGAGTTGCTTATTTGTCAGCTAGCTCTTGCTTTTATCCTATTGCGATGTTTCGACCGGGATTGAAAACGCCCTGATTGAAGGGCAAGAGCCCGCTTCCGTCAAAGCCAAAAATTGACTCATCGGGATAGATCACGAGCAGGTTTGTCATCACGCCGGCTGGACGATTAAGCAGTCCATACTGAGACAAGATCTGTGCTTGCAGGTCAGAAATCGCACCAATGATGACGATGCTGTTGATGCTCATGTCTTGGTAGTCGACGACAAAAACTACCGTATCAGTAAGCATCGAAAGAAGCTGATTTGCCGCATCGGCAGTGGCGTTCGCAATGTTGCAAAGCGCTCTATAAAAAATCAGGAATCGATAGTAGTCATCGTCAAAGCGAACGTACTCGCCGTTCACTTTGATGTACCGATCTACGCCTACGCGCTTGCCCCACCAATCCAAAAAAACGCCGTAGGCAGTCTGCGGATCTGCAATTGCTTGATGAAACTTGTCGACGTCCTTCGTCGCGTCAATCCCATCCCGCACTGCCAGAGCTAAGTTTTGAAACTGTTGGGAGTGGGAGTATTGGGATTGGATGGCAGCAGAAGCAAGCGAGCTCACATCAGCCATCGCGTCGACGTCTGCTACATCTTCAAAGTTCTGCCACGCTTCAACATCTGCCATAGCCTCACTCCGTAGCGAAAACAAGCGAGATCGTATCCGCCGAGATCGATGGTTCGATGTTGGCAGGGATCTCTACAAACGTCCCTTTCTCCCCTGTACCCAAGCCAATAACAACGTCTCTTAACGGTGTATCCGTTGCTTTTTGGACGATCGGATAAAACCGCGAGGCGTAGGCTGTAGTGGCAAGCTTGATGCGCGGGTTCGTTCCTTCACCCAAAAAATCAGCGATGATTGCTTCTTTGACGGCTATCTGATCTTCATCTGACATGCCAGTTTCAAAAAAGGTCACTTGAACCATGAAGTCTTCAGACTCCGGCCGAGTGATTTGATAGGTGTATTTGGCATCGAAGTGGTCCTTCGCCACATACCCGACCGAATAGTTGCCGGTCGTCCCGCAGCCCAAATCCTTACTGCGGTAAATCGCTTCGGCAATATCGCCATCTTCGCCGCCGACAATGCAGATTGCGATTGAGTGCGGATCGATCCGAATGCCGTACTTGGTCTGATACTCGTTCGTGAAGTTTTCTAGAACCACACAGTCAAGCACGCCGTCAACGCTTGAAAGCTTTGCCTGAATCGCTTCGAGCGAGCCCAGAGCGTTGATTGCGTAGCTCTGCATGATGCGATTCATGTATTCCCCGTCCGGCTCTTTCGCGCGTCCTGTGGCGCCGGAGTCGGGGTTCGTGATCGAATCCCAACCGGCCACAATAGTCACGATTTTCGTAACGGAGTCCGGCAAAACCTCAATCTCGCCGTGCTCAACGCTTGAGAAAGTCGTTTGAACCGTCCCCGCCTCGCCGATCGATGCGCCGCCCGCGGCTGAATGCCTGAATTGGTTGCCCAAAGAATCCTGCACGATTGCGCCATAGGGAATCGTCGTTCCCTTGAGACCTGTACAAATACAAGTCACGATCGTCGGCTCGGAAAGTTTGCGCTCAACGCCATAGAGAGAACCGAGCGCATCTAAAAAAGCTCCTCGGCTGGTGCTGAGCGAGGACATGGCTGCCAAAAAGGCGATTTCAGAATTTTTCGCCTGAACCTCCGCGGCAATGATGTCTACCACCTGCCCCATCGGAGAGGTTGCATCTGTATCGAGGACGGGCTGCGACGGATCTGTGCGAAAAGCTTCTTGTACTGAGGCCGCAAGATCCGTTCGAACATCTTGCGTCTCGGGGATGACAACGCCTTTGTTGCTATCGAAGTTCAGCTCGGCCATAGTCACCGTCCGTAGTAATGATGTTGATGGAGCCCGTAAGGCGCCTTGTGTCCTGATCTATTTCAAGCTCGATCGATTCAACCGATTCGACGCCCGGCACGGCCTCTGCTGCTTCGCGCAGTCTTGAAGCTACAACTGCCCTTTGAATGGGCTTGCCGAGCTGGTCCGTAAACCAATCAATGCCGCGTTCGCTTTCAAAGTAGAGATCGTTTGTGAAGCATCGGCAGTCGTTCGCTACGGCCTGACAGATCGCGGCGGTGCTTTGACACATGACGATCTGCCCTGCGCTATCAATCTGAAACTCCCAGTTGTCTGTGAGCTTCGGTGTGTATGCCGTGTGCGTCATTTGTTTCTCTTCGTCTATTGAGGCGTCCCTGTCGTTCCGGAACCGCCCTGTACGCCACCGTGAACGTGGCCTTGCAGACTGATTCCGCCCGCTTGCACGTCGCCCGTGGTTTTCATACTGCCGTCGACGGTAGCGCCAGAGCCGCCGCTTACGGCAAGACCGCCCGTGCCCGTAATTTGGCCAACAACCATCAGCGTTTTTTCAATCTTCGTATCGCCGGTGATCGTCACTTTTGGGCTGTCTACTTTCGTTGAGCCAGAGGCGTTTATCGTCGCCGTCTCGGTATTCACCGTCGCGGCACTCGAAGCATTGACAACGATGTTCTCGCAGTCAATGGTGATTTGAGGGCTTTCGACGTGCTCAGATTTCGGTGCCACGATGTGCAAAGTACCGTCATCTTCGATATGAATGAAGGTTTTCGGCGCCGAACCCCAAAAGCCGCCGAGGAAAAATCCATCAGAAATGTCGAAGCATCGGAAAGACCCCGGTTGAACCGGTTCGTTTCCCCCCGAAAGCACGCTTACATCCTGCTGCGCGAAAACTGCAAGACCGATATCGCCGGGCTTGGGGTCGCAAATGATCGCCGCCGAGCCGTGTTGATAGCGGAACCAACGTAACTTAGGGATGCTTACTGTCGGCAAGGCCGTTCCGTCCGCCGCGCGCATTTTTACGAGCGGCGTTGCGGACAGATATGCTGCGCCTCCGCCGTCGCCCGGGCGCTCGATTGTGTCTACGCGCACGGGGATGGCTGTATTGACCTTGTTCGTGATGATTGACCACACAAAGAAGTTCAATGCATTCAGTTCGCTCGATCCCGTAAAGTCGGTCGCGTTTTGAAGTCGTTCAGTCATCGAGCCACATGCCTTCGAAGGAGGTTAGCCAAGCTCCGGAATTGGGGGTGTTCGCAGAGAGTTCGTGTGACAAGCTCACGATCTTCCAAACGCCAGAGGCCGACGGCACGATTGACGAAACCCGTACTGCCGCGCCAATCCGAAGATCAGGACGAAAGTAGCTACTGACCTGTATGCCCGTGCCGGAGAAGGTCGGATAGCCAATCATGCCGGTATCAGCCGACACAACCGGTATTCCGCCCTCTGCTTGGCGCACCTTGCCTCTAGGCACAAGGGCGATTTGATCATCATCGATGATGAGATCAGCCCCTACAGCATCAGCAACAGCGCGCATTTTTGTGATCGGATCGCCCGTTATCACACAGTCTGAAAGCGTTGCGTCAACGCCCTCGTTTTTAAACGTCTTGCCGGTCTGACTCGCGAGCATTTGCAGCACCTCGCCAGCGGACTGCTGGCCGGACACGGCATACTGCGGCGTCGGATCTAAGATCGGGTAGGCGCCGGTCTTTGCTTCCATTTTGAGCACTGGCGAAGATCCATTTAAATCTGCATAAGCAGAGGTCACTTCACCTTGGAAAATAGAAGAAAGGGTGCCGCCGCTCTCTCCTGCTTCAATCGCGAGAAGATTCCAACGGCGCCCAAGCGGACGGAAGCTCAGCACCGTAAGCTGAGCCATCACGTCAAGCGTCAGTCCGTAGATTTCAATCGCACACTGCGCGAAGTCGACGCCGCCGGTCTTGGAGATCGATACGTGAGTAGCGAAGCCCTCAAAGACCTTTTGGTTATTCATTCCCGACTTGTCAAGAGTGACTGTGGCCCGAATGACCTTCTTGCTGAACGTCATGCTTGCCATTCTTCACCCTCAGAAAGATAGTAGAGCTTGAAACGCGATCCCAACTCGTCGTATCTCGGATGCTCCGAGCCGAGTGTATCTACGAAAACCAAGTGACCGGAAAAGTCGTTTGTTTTGAAGGCCGGCACGGGAATTCGGTTGTTGCACAACTGTTCAGAGAACACGTCAACCTGATCAATCGTGCCGGATGCATAAAGACCATTCCCCATCTGCCTCAGCGTAATAACGCAGTTCTGACCGTCAAGAACGATCGAGAACTGCTGATGAGGAAGCGGAGTTAAAGGGACCTGTTGCATTTAACCTCCAATGGCATCCGCTATAAGGCCGCCTTGCGGTTGTTTTCGCCCGACGTCAGCTTTGCTTGCCCCGGACGGATTCTTAGGAGCCCAAACGGCGGTTGCTCCGCCCACCTGCGCGCTGCGCACTTCTTGGAGCGTAAGTTCGATGATCAGCATGTTGCCGCCCGAAGAAGCCGAGCGCGTCACCGACAAACCGACAACCGTCATGCGCTCGCGCACAGAGGCGGGGGTTACAACGGTGAAAAGCTCGGTGCTTCTCAGGGCGCGCTCAACAATTGCCAAAGCGGCTTGCTGTTTGGAGTAGTCGCCGGAAAAAAGCAGAGACACGCTAATTTGATTCGGCTGCGGCACCTTGTCATATGCATACAAGGCGCCGTTTTCCTGCGGTTCTGTAGGCACAGAAGCAGATGAATCGTCTGCGAAGTCATCGATCGAGTCGTAATCGCAGATCTTTTGTCCGCTTGCCGTGACTACAGCCCACGTTGCGTTGTTGGACTGCGCCATCTGATCACCCCTTCTGTACTACGCCAGTAGCGGCATTTGCGATCAGGTCCTTCCCTCGCATCATGGCGCGGTTAACACCCTGACTCACAGCTTCGCCGACAGCTTTGGGATCCGCATCCGTTTGAATGTGCGTTTCTACCGTCACGCGCAGGTTGTTTTTTACCTGCGGTTGGTTGTTTGCATTTGCTGTAGAGGCCGCCAACGCTCCAGCCGGATACACACCTGCCATTTCCGGAGACATCTGAATTGCCGAATTAGCCGAATTTGCCTGCAACATCTTGTTGATGTATTCGAAATCTTCGGCAGAATTCTGTCCTCGCCCTGTAAAAAGCGATTTCATGTAATCCAATTGCCGGTTAGACAGTTCGGCATTTCTTGGTGGCGGCGATTCAGGCGAGCCAAACGCACGCCGCTCCTCCTCGTCCATCTGCTGATTCAAATACGCTTCATAGCGAGCATTGAAATCATCCTGATCGGTTTTCGGGTTTGACCTCTTCGTTTTGGCCTGTTGCTTCGGCTCCTCTTTCTTTTCGTCATCGTCACCGAAACCGAAGAAAGATTTCACCTTGCCTACGGCCTTATCGGCCATGCCCTTAGCCGTATCAGCAACCTTGCCAAAGTCAATATCAAAGATTGACGCGATGGCATCCTTGATCGGCGTGATGAAGATGGCTAGAAACGACTCGTACAGATGCTTAGCAAAGGCATCGAACCCGCCGCTAATGGCGCTGGGAAGACCCGTGAAAAACTTCTCGATGCTATCCATCAACTTTACGAGCATCTTGAAAGGCGCCGCGATGAAGCTTCCAATCATGGAAGCTCCAACCTTCATGCCTTCCCAGAACTCTTTAGCGGACTTGGCTAGCCCCTCGAAATTAATCAGATTGGCGAATCCTGAAACGGTTGCTTTGATTTCTTGCCAACCAGCCTTAAATTGATTGGCAATGTACTCGGGGATTTCTCCCAAAGCGACAATCCGCTTTCTCAGGTTATCGATCTGCGTGTCGCTGAGCCCTAGCCAAGACAAAAATTTGCCAATAAGGCTGTTGCCGCCTCGCAAGAAGGCAAAGAGATCGTCCAGCGCAAGCCCGAGAGCAACCACTGCGGCGATTGTTGCACCGACGGGGTTCATTGCAACGATGGCGTTGAACCCCTTCATGACCGGCATGCCGCCCTTGACGACGTTCATCAGGACAGTAAACGCCTTGGATGCCCCCAACACACTCTTGAGATACGACGCGCCGAATACCGCCGCGACCATGCCGCCCAAGAGCTTTATTCCCTTAGAGTGCTCGCTTAAGAACCTCACCCCGTCCGACAGTGCTTTCAAGACTTTTGTCATGACTGGCATGACAACGGTCATGAGGATGCCGCCCAGTGATGAAGCCTGATTCGTGAACCACTTCCACTGCCGATTAAATTCACGGGCTATCTTGACCTGTTCATCGGTCATTGCCACGCCTTCAAATGCTTTGGCAGCATCTTTGGCGGAATCGCGATACTTCAAAAAGACCGCGGCACTGTCTGCCGACAAGCCCTGAGTCTTTAAAAACCACTCGGCCTGTCGCTGATTGAGGCCCTTGATGTGTTCGCCCATGCGAAAGAACTCTTCCTCGCCCTTCCCGGTCGTAAGAATGAAGTTCTCTAAGGCGCCCTTGAAAGCCTCCTGACTGCCGCCAGCATCCTCATTTGCCTTCGCCCACGCGTCAATCTTCTGGGCTGACATGCCCAAACGATCGGACAACTTGGCCAGAGCGTCACCGCCCTGCGAAAACTGCTGGAAGAGCTTTTGCCCGGCGAAGGCCGCTAAAAGCGGACCGCCTAAGCTTTTGAGGATGTTTGTAACGCCGGACGCCTTGGCGCCGATCGTATCCATAGCTCTAGAGACAGTAAGGGCAGCCTTCTGCCCTGCCGTCCCGATTTCCATGATGCGGTCGGCCACATCGTCCGATGCCCTGCCGACAACAATGCTCGTCTTCGACGCCGTCGCGGCAATCCGGTCGATTGAATCGCTTGAGTTTTCGGCAGTAGCGGAAACGCGCTCGATAGCCGCTGAAACAGACCGTAATCCGGCCTGCATTTCAGCGACATCCAGACCGATGCGGATCATCAAATTTTCAAGAATTCCGTCGGCCATTTTCTTCCCCTAGCTTCTGTGCCAGCCAATTGTGATAGTTCTCAATGAGTAAACATTCGTCAAGGTTGGCCGCATCTTCGAAGGTGAGCGTTGTCTTAAGTTCCGCAAGCGTTGCCAGCCGCGCGGTAATGATTCGTCCGCACATCGGAGGCACGTTGGCGAAACTTGCCGTTGCTTTTACTGCACGACAGGCTGCTGCGAAGCCGGCTCCTCGGGGGAGCTTGACTTCGCGGCGTCCTGCAAAAAACCGAAGTTCGCTTTCAGCGCCTCCATTCGCAAACGAATGAGCGTTGTCGGGAGCTGCACCATGTGAAGCGCTGGCGTAACGTTTTTGCGCACGCCCTCAACCTCGATAAGGCAGCAGTCAAGCAGCTCATCCAAGAGCGGCTTGGCATCCTCGTACTTAACCTTGCAAAGCGCAGCCAACAAGTCACCAAAATCGCGCTTGTTCTGAAGCTGAACCACTTCTGCGCCCAAAAGCAGGCCGGCGCGGATCATCCACGCTTCGGCCGAAAAGGCGCCCATCTTACGAATGACAAACTTGAGCTTTCGCGCCTTTCCTTCGAAGTCGACGCCATCATCAAGCTCAATCTTGACCTCATCATCCATTTACGCCACCTCCTGAAACTGCATCGTCCACGTGGTCGGCTGGAGCGTGCGGCCAAGCGCCGGAATAGTCGGTCCGGAAACGAGCACGCCGCGGCGGTAGACCACGGTCTTATCCAGTGCAGGCAGAACGACAGTCAGCGTCAGTGCGTATGGCTTCTTGTTGTGTGCCATAGCGTCTCGGATCGTTTCAAAAACTTCCAAACTCGGGGAGTTTGCTTCAAGCGTGATTGCAACCGGCTGAGGGTTGTAAATCACGCCCGCAACCAGGCGCCCATCAACGCCCTGACGAGCTTCGGTACGGTCAACAGGATCGGACGACATAACGGAGTCTGTAGAGAAGCCGTTAAGCTGCACGCCGCTCGGATAAATAGTTTCACAAGCCAAAACCAGCTGCGCATTGGCGCTGGTTACGTCAAAATATTCGGCCATTTTTTGCGCCCATAAAAAAAGCCGCTCCGGCTGCGGGGCGGCTGTGGGTTGGTTTTAGGTATTGGGTTAGAGGACGGCGGTGACAGGAATTTCCAGTCGCTGGACGCTTCCTGCATATCCGTAATAAACGGATACGATCGGGCTTCCGCGCTGTACGCGCACATTGGCATCCGGCATCGCAACGCTGTACCAGTATCCATTTGTGTACAGACTGTTCGAAATGTCTGTTCCGACCTCTTGCAGAATCTGCGTTTTCTGCGACTGACTGAGCTCCAGACCCGTATCAATTACGCCGTTTCTTAGGCCGGTTTCGATCGGATCCTGTAGCCACGCGGAAATAAACGCTTGGCCGACCGCGTTGTACGGAGCGCGATTAATTGACGTGAAACCGTCCATGCAAGAACGCTGGATCGCGTTGCGAAGCCAAATCGAGCCGTAAAGCGTGTCAATGAAGCCGTAATAATCACTCGTAAGCGCCCCCGTGTTCATGAAGGTGAAACGAGAGTTTCGGGTGGCGAAAATGCCGTAGTACGAGCATCGGACAGCTTCCAGAGCGTCCGCCTGCGTTTCGTCGGAGACAAGCGGCGACAGTCCAGATGAGCTCTTGGCAAACCAAGCCTTGATGCCCTGTTCGCGCTGCCAATCGATCGAGGCGCCGACGGCAAGCACAAAGGCCGCAAAGTCATAGTTGCCGTAAATGCAGACCGTGCAGTTAAATTCCTTGCCCATTAAAAAAGCCGGCTTGGTGCCGGCTTGCGTCAGGGTGTTGGTTACCTTCTCATCTGTCGTCCAGTCGACGTAGACGTAGTCATCGTCAATGTCTGCCCAAGCAGAGAATCCCTCGGCCTCGTCGGCCGACGCCTCCCACAGGGTCGTAAAGCCGACCCAATTACGCGTGACTGCGCCGACAGCTTCAAGCGCTTCGGTCTGCGTCTGGGCATCTGCGCCCTGCGACAGGACCGCGCCTTGATCAATAGTAAGGCCGAGCATCGATGCCAGATCGGTGCCTTCAATTGCGACCGTGGAGGTGCCGACGATGGCCGAGCCGACCGTTGCTCCGCCGACAGCCTCCGGCAGATCAATCGTCGCGTCCTTGCCGACGGCAACCGTCGTAAATGTGAAGGTGTTGGTATTGCTGTCGTAGCTGCCCGTCACGCCATCAATCTTGTCAGCGATGATGGATGCCGCTTCACTGAGGCTGGTTGCAGCGCTCAAATCGATGCCCGATCCCGTAACAGTGGCGCCAGAAATAATCAGCGTCAGAGTGCCGTCGGTGACGGCCTTGAGTGCGGCAAGTGACGATTCGAGATCTGCGCCGCGCACCCAGGCGGGCGCATCAGCCGCGACATAGCGCCCGATCACCAGCGTGTTAATTGACTTCTGTGAGTTATTTACGCCGGTAAAGTACTGCTGAGCGAAGATCGCCTCATCGGACTCGGCGCCGAAAAGTGCGCTTACGGCGGACGCGCTGGAAAACTCCATCGCGGGCTGAGAGGACGGGAGCAAGGCGCTCTTGGTGAGCACCATGCCGTTGGTTTCAAGATCGGCACTGCCGCCGCTGATTACGCGCGGAGATACCGAGACAATGTGCGACGCAGGAATCGTCATCTATTTACTCCTTGGGAGGAAATTTCACGTCGACGTTTGCGATGTCGACACTGACAGAATTGAAAGACGGCTCCTGAACTTGGAGCACTTTCTTTAGCCCAAAGTGGAGCGTCAGACTCCATCGGGATACGTATTGGCCTGCGTCCATTACTGCCGTAAGGTTTTGCAAGCTATCGGCGTACTGAAGATCAAGCCCGAAGGACTTGAATAGCTGGACGCCATAAGATGAGCGGGCAAAAGCTTCGTAAGCCTGTGCCCGCTGTTGTGCTGAAATGAGGTCGGTTGAATAACAATCAACCTGTATGGCGATAGTGAAGTAAACGCTAAGCTTTACTGCTTCATCACCGGGATCGAACGATTCGATCGTTGTGCCGTTGCGTTCGGTTGTGATTGGCGTAAAGACGCAGAAATCGTCACCATCAGAAGGGAGCCCAACATTTTTTAAAAAGCCATTCAGCAAATGCAGTTTGTCGGTGTTGGGAAGCTTGGGCAGTGCATATGTGCTCAAAAATGCGCGCATAGCCCTCTCAATTTGGTCAACGGTCAGATCGTCCATGGTGTGGGTTCTCCTGTTCCGTCGCTTATCCAAATTTTTTGTCGCGTGGTCTGCATCTGCACTTGAAGGCAAACCCAGCCGGAAAGCGTGAAGTCCTCAATGACGGCATTTACCAGCCACAGGCATCCGCGCTCATCTTTGATGTAATCGCCAGTCTTAGATAGCGGACGAAACATTGACCATGCTTTCGTATCGGCGAATAGGTACATCTTTCGCAGGGTTGCAGCCATCGAGATATCCTCTACGCGCTGAACCACGTCCGAGCCGAGCGATTGGAGCTGAGCCTTTACCGGAACGCCGGCCGCAAAGATTTGAACGGGATTGCCTCGATCGTCCTCACCGTAATCGCCAACAGAGCGGTAAAGCGTCGCTGATATGTCTGGATGCACTGAGCTGATCGCGCCGCGCACGATGGAGTGAAGGTTCAAACCAGTCATATCGCACCATCAAATCAACCAAAGACCAGCGCAAACCACAAAAAATGCCAGCGCAGCTATGAGCAAAGCACACGAGTACACCAGCACTCTTCCGTGAAGGGGTAATTCCTTGTTTTGCATAGCATTAGACACATCAACTGTGATTCGTACTAAAATAGATTCCATCTGAAATGAACCTTCAGATATGCAAAAGCCCGCGGGGAGTGATGATCCTCGCGGGCTATCTTTTTGCTTGTTGTTCAGCTCATTCGAGCTTGTATGTGATTGCGTTCAGCAGTGATCCGGAAAGAACTAGCGGCTTGTCCGTATCAGAATTGCCGCCCTCGCCCTTTCGATCTCCTTTGAGCGCCTGATAAAGCGCCATCGTGAGCGAGGAGCGTTTGGGAAACTTCTGTTTGGAGGTGCCGCCTTTAACGATCGTTTCGCGGATATCTTCGGCTGCGACCATGCCCACTCGGATCAACGCAAGGTCAAAGTTGAACAGGTCGCGAGCTAAAGAGTTCTGCATGACGTCTTTCCATTTCTTCCGCTCTGCGGAGAAAGTTCCTCGTAGGAAAGGACGAGGCGGATTGACAAGCGACGAGCCGGGCGCGGGCGCCGACCCGCCAAAGACGCCAGCCAAATACCGAGACTGCTTCTCTGTTACGCGCTGAACCCAGCCGTATTCAACATATTTCGCATACTCGGCTACGTCGCTTTTGTCGTCGATGCCGACCAATACGCTCTTGGGCATTCGTTGTTCAAGTTTTTTTTGCAGACTCGCCAGGTTGCCTGACGCCTTGATCGATATCGTCATAAGTCATCCCCAAGGGTGGTACTGCTTTTGTCCGAACATTCGGCCGCCAAGGCGATATCGGGCTGTCATCATCCAGTATTGAGCGCCGCATCGCGTTTGCAGCCACCATTGCTCAGACGTTGAGTTGCCTTTAATGAGATCAAAGGACGTAGAAACAGAACCCTCGGACGCGCTCTGAACGCGACCGGTTTGCTGCATCGGTAAGGTGCTGAGCGTTGCTAAGTGACAGAGCGCGTAATAGAGCAGGTACTTCCGATCCTTAACCTCGGGCGGCTTGTATGGCGCGAAACTCGTCTGGTCTGTGTTTCCGACGATCGCGACTGCCTGATCCCACAGAACTTCTAAAAGAACATCGGAAATAACTTCCTCGGTCAGCCCTGGGTACCAGATGCGGAATTCGGCCACGTCCAAAACGACGGAAGCCATATCACACCTCCTGCACGGGCGCGGGTTCGATGCCGGGCACCGACTTGGGATCTACAGGGGATAGCCCCGTGCGCATTTCGCCGATTTCATCGCGACGGGCGCGGAATTCCTGCTGACTCTTTACTTCCATCAGTAAGGGCGGGAACGACGTGAACAGCTTGGACTTGCCGTGATTACGCTTGATGCATTCCCAATCCGCTCGGCTCATGCTTGTCAGGACAGCGTTGCCCTCACCGAGCAGAATGCCCTTTGACTTACCAGCGAGGCTCTGATTGATGCCGGGCAAGGTGATCGTCTTTGTGCCGCCGGTTCCGTTGTCCACATCGTCGAAAGTAATGCCGAGCTGAAGGCCACAGGCAATGTAGACCGTCTCGCCGCCGCTGGAGCCGCGAGCGCGCTTTACGGGCTCCTCGGTGGTGTCCGTAATGACGGGGGTGGTCTGAGCGGTCTGGGATTTCTTTTTCTGAGCCATGATGAAAATCCGTAACGAAAAAAAGGGAGGTCCCGAAAGACCTCCCTAAGTGGAGTTGAATGATTTTTTTGTCGCCGACGAGCGTTAGACGCCGAGCATGGTGGCAACGAGATTCGGACGACGAATAACGCAGCCGAAGGTCGATGCCGTGGCCTTCTGCTCCCAAGCAGAAAGCTTAGGAACGAGTCGGCCGAGCATATATGCGCGGCTGTAAGCCGTTTCGCCTGTCATATCGCCCAGAAGCTCAGGAACCGTGAGGTAAAGCATTTCACCGGAGGTCGTGGAGAGCTCGGGGAGCTGAACAACCGTCAGAGCCGGGTAGTTACCCTTGAGAAGTTCAAGAGCCGACTTGCCAAAGTTATTCGGCTGAGTCAGATAGTTCAGCTGCTTGTTGCTGATGCCCAGAATCATCGGCGTATTGGCATCGATGAGGCCGCCGTTGCGGGCCATCAGCTCGCCAATAAGCTTGTTCACATCGTTGAAAACGAGCGTGGAAGCGTTGTTCGGATCGGCGTCGATCTTGGATTCCCAAGTCGTATTGCCGCCAATAGAGCGCGGCGTGATGGAGGCCGGAAGGTTCGGGTCGTTCAGCAGACCGTAAATCTCCATTCCCTTGACGCCGTACAGCTGGAAGGCATTTTCGGCACGAGCCATCACCTGAGCCGATGCGTACTGCTTGCGGGCTGCCAGATTGACTTTGGCGAGCGCGGCCTTGGAAACTTCCAAATCGCCATACTTAAGCGTCGTTTGATAGCGGAAGTTCTGGCGAACTGGATAGTTGTAGTTCACATCCACCGCAGTACCGTTGCCAAAATCGGCGTAGGGCGAAACCTGACCGGCGATTTCTTCAACCATAAAGGTCGCGAAATCATCTTCGAACTTGCCAATCTGGGTCTTCTCGAAGATCCGCCCGGCGTTCATGGCGCCAAAGAGCACCTCACACACGCGCGGATCGAGGTACGTTACCAAGAACGCAGGAATGCCGATGTTTGCGGAGGTCGTCATTGCCGCGTCGTTGGCGAGCTTGGCATTGATTTCGCTCATCGGGGCAAGCGTGTACTTACCGTCTACTTCGGTGTGCGGGAAGAAATCGACCGCGCTCACCGAGCCAATGCCTAGCTCCTTAGCGCGTTCGAAATCAGTAATTTTCGTGGACATATCTTTTCCTCAAAAAAAATGCCTCCCGAAGGAGGCATGGAGGTAATTTGTTTCGTCTGGATTTACGGGAGCGTTGCGATTGCAGTGCCGATCGTTGCGACGCCGGACTTTACGGCCGTGATGGCGTAAATCTTCTTGGTAGTCGCATCAAGCACCGTATCGCCGACTGCGTAAGGCAGGACTGCGTTTGATGGCGCCAGCGCATCGGCGGCAATGTCCGCCTGATCGTCTGCAAGAGCGGCGGCGGACACGCGGAAAGAGGCGCCTTGCTTGCCAGCCGCACCGTCCTTCCCGTTGGTGCCGTTTTTGCCGTCGGCACCATCAGCGCCTGCGGCACCGGCAGCACCCGTATCGCCCTTATCACCCTTGGCTCCCTGAGCGCCTTGGGCGCCTGCGGGGATACCAAAAGCGAAAGAGCTTCCGTCAAAAGTGACGGTAGGGGCTTCGCCGGCGGCCAGCGCCGGGGCCGTGGCCGG